GCTGCCTTTCCTCGCGCAACTTCTGCGTTAACTGCAGCAGACCAAGCTTTCTTTTCTCTAGCCTCATCTCTAAGTTTACCTAGTTCTGCAATGTGATTACCAAATGTGACTTCATATTGTTTTTGCCATTCATCTCTTAACTCTCCAATGTATTGTACTACCAATGGATATAATTTTGGATTCTGTAATTTACTAGCAGCCTGTCTTGCAGATTCTTTCGCATAACCTGCCTCTATTGCGCATGCAGTAGCAGACTTTCTGCCTTGCTCTGATATTAATAAATTAGCAAATTTAATTTGTTGTTCAGTTAATTTTTTTGGTAGTCCCATTATAATTTTTCTTTTAATGAATCTAAATATTCCTGGTCATCAGGTTCTAGTTCTTCTTTTGGTTTAAATATTTCTTCCCAACGTTTTTTGTATATATCATTGGTGGGCCTTGATTTACCGTCCCATTGTCTAGCTTTATCTTTAGTCATTTTGCCGCATTTCGTTCTATTGACTTTTAGCACAACAATAATAATATATCAATAGTTGTTGGGGCAAATTATATTAACAAATGTATTTTGGTTCGACCCAATAACTCACTTTTGTTAAACATTAACAGAGGGGCGTTGGCTTACGAAACCGTGGGAGATAACCATTCGGCTGATACTGAACGCTCCAATGTTAAAATAGAAATTATGAACGGAAGATTACTTAGACAAGTTTTAGATAAAATGATGACCGGGAATTTACATTCCGGCAATGCACGTGTTCAAGTTTGCCTACCTGATGGTAAATATTATGATATTACCTCTTTACAATTATTAGAAAATAAATTAATAGGCGTTAGAGAGTCACACCGACTTGTCTTTACGATCAAAGCAGAAACATGGAATATGGGTAAGGTTTTGAAGAAAATAGGCTAGCCTGTTAACTCGAAAATTTAATGAAACCTGAGACAAAATTCTATGGAAATATTAAAAAAAATTTTAAACAATTGTCGCTTATTCGACTGGAGAATCTTAGCGTTCCCGGTACTCCTGATCTATTGGTCTATAATAATAATGGGCACTTTTTCACTTTAGAATTAAAAGTTACAAAAACTAACAAAATTAAATTTTCTCCACACCAAATAGCCTTTCACGTGAAGCATCCATTGAATACATTTATCTTGGTTCTTGATGCCTCTCTTAACGTTCCAAAACTTTATGAAGGTACAGAGATCCGGAACCTGGTATCCGGAGGCCTGAAGAATGAACCAAAGCTTCAGGGATTTCCCGACATCGAAAATTTTTTGAATTGCTTGTAGCCTGACGCTTGACGCTTGACGCTTGACGCTTGACGCTTGGCGCTTGAATCCGGATTCAGGCTTGTCTGTCAATGCGACATTTTGTCGTGCGACAATTTGTCGCAGCTTGTTGCTTGTCGCTTGATGCTTGTTGCTTGTAGCCGTTAGCCAGGGCCCAGGCTTCATGGATCTTACTCCGCTTGTTGCTCAGTAGCTTGTTGCTTGTCGCTTGACGCTTGATGCTCATCTTTACTTTCTCCTTCCCGCTTGTTGCTTGACGCTTGACGCTCCAGCTCCTTCCGCTTTCTCTTCATCTCTTCGTAATATTTCGGATGATGCCACATTTTTTTCTCCTATTGATTTAAAAAATTTTTTAACATGTTTGACGTATGAGGCCGGAAGCTCTTCCTCCGGCCTGATAAAATACCAAACTAGATTATTTTTAGTAATCCGCATTAGTGTTTACCATATGCAACGTTAGGCACAGCAGCGTCCCAGCATGCTCTGCAGTCTTTGCATTCATTATCTTGATCAGGGGCCGGGCAGGTTCTGCCTTCACCGCTCACCACCGTTGACGTGTTACGCCAGCTGCCACCTGCTGGCTGGTCTACCATCGGCATGCTGAATCTTAAAGTCAGGTTCCCTGGAACCTGGTCCAGGAAGTCTTGAGTCCACGCTTCCCTTGTTGGCAACCAGTGTCTGGTATCCGGTGTAAGTTTGCAAACTTCGAAGATCTTAAGAAGGTGATCAACGTCCTGCACGTCTCCGGAATCGTGCCATCTAAACCATTTAGATTTTTTAGAATTAATTAAAGTTGCCATTGCTTCAACCCATAATGGATTTTTAATTGCAGCTAGGCGTCTGTATTGAGCTGCTTGTACAACCGGGAAAACGTAACAGCCTTTTGTGGCGTAACATCCTTCACATGTTGAACCCGGAACCTCCTGCAGCTTCTTACCAGTCTTGCATTCCGCTGCGGGTATACCATACGCCCAGCCCGGCATCTTAGAAGGTTTTGACAGACCTCCAACCAGTTTCAACGCTTCTGTTGTATTCATGATTTATTCTCCTTTTGTTAATTCACCTATTATAAACTTTTTAATTTTTTTTTAAACTGTATAAAATGTCGCAGCTTGTTGCTTGTTGCTTGTTGCTTGTTGCTTGTTGCTTGCGGCTCGCTGCCGCTCGCCGCTTGACGCTTGACGCTTGGTCAATAGTAATTAGTAGGTCCATCGGGTTGAAGCCCGACAGTAATTGTTTACCGGTGCACCAGGGCTTAGCCTGTATCCAGGGCCAATGGACCAACAAATTACTATCAGTAGGTGCGCCGGGAGAGGTGAACGCCTATATTTACAGTTCACATTCGGGGTACCCTTACGCACTCATCCTGGTATAGTGTTTAAACTCACCGCTAACCCTACTGATACCAGGTCTATTACCATCTACTAATGGACCACTATTTCTCAAGTAGCCAGGATAATAGACCAGGCATCAGCCCCTCTCATAATCCGATACCTAAAAGGTTCGATCAGCAAGGGACTAATACTATTAATATAGTGTTTTATTCTGGATTGACTACTATCCAGATTGTCGCACTATTTAATTTCTTCTCGCCAATTACTGTATGCATCTCCATATCTCTCCGACCATTCGGTAACCAGCTTGTTGTTTTTCTTAATAAGTGCATTGAGATATTTTTTCTCTAATTCACTTAATTCAGTAACTTCATTATGATCAATCCATTCATCTATAAGACTTGCTGTGTTATGAACTATTTGAGCAAGTGCAAAAGATGTTGGCGTATAACCATGAGCATCATCTGTATAATACTTCAAACTAAATGGTTGTATCATATATTTCTCCTTTTTAAGTTAATATCGTATTATAGCACAGGACAATCCTATCTTCAAGAAATATTTTTGGACAGATTGACGCATGGAGCCTGAGGCTTGTACCTTAGAATTATTCTAAAAAATACTGTCAAGAAAATTTTTTAAGTTATCCCTGCGACATATTGTCGCAGGCAACCTGCGACATTTTGCACAATGACAAAATTTTTTTGTTTATGCTATAATGAGGCACAATTAACAAAAGGAGTAAAATGTCAAAAATACGACTAAATACTGAACTTCGTAATAAGATGTTCAATAAAATAAAAAATGTGTTTGAGAATGAAAACACACAAGAAAAAGAGGCATATCTTCAAGCGAGAGAGAATGTTGATACTATGTATAGTAGAGCATTTAATCTTGCAAGAGATGTAGTTGAGAGAGCATATCCACCAGAAGATGTTGAAGTGCTAAGACACTTTAAACAAAAGTATGGAAGTCCATGTGATGTGGTTGCAAAAGATAAATGTTTTTATTTTGCACACACAGAAGTCAATGATGAGAATGAAGATGAGGAAACAAAATCTCATTTTGATTTTGGTTTATATGGAAATCTAAATGGAAATGAATATGGAAATGATGAGGGCAGAAAGTTTGCTTATGCTTATTATAGAGATGAGTTAAAAGCAAATGGATTAAATGCTGACATACTTGCTGAACAAGAGGGCAAACAAGACAATCCATTTAAGACTAAACATCAAGAGGCGAACGACAAATTTTTAGGTTGTCGTTCTGGTTATTATGATGACCAAAGTGGGATTACTAAATCTTTTAATGACCAATACCAATTAGATGTTATTGGAACTTCTCATTGTCGTTCAAGAACGATTGCGTGTACTAAAATTGAGTATGAGCATTTTGAACAATGGCGAGTTGCTAAAGGTAATTTAGTTTCAGCACACCAAACTTGGATTGATAGTATTCAAAAACAATGTGAGCAATTAAAGATTGGATTGAAAGCATATCGTTATTTGAGTGAGGCAGTTGAACTAGCTACTGAACTTGGCATACAAGTTGATGAGGCAGAATTGATTAGAACTAATAGTACAGGTCTAACAATTTATAATCCTAGTAATCTTGCAAGTTTGATTAAAGGCATGAAAAATAAATCAATGACGCGTGAACAAAAAATTGCGTTAAGAAAACAGTATGAGGCTATGAACTAAACTGCGACAATTTGTACAATGGCGATAACTTCGCCATTGTGCTATACTACGATTATTA